CCGACTATTTGGTGGATAAATATCAGCAAAGTCAATATAATTTCATGTATATAGATATCTTTGATTCATTAGAGTGTGCACATCGCTTTGATACTGTCGACTATCCCCTTAGTGAAGAACAGAAACATCATCTTGTGGCTATCATTATTAATAAATCACAAGATTATGTTGATATTGAATGGACTGCCATTAAACGCCCCTAAGAAAATAAGCCATTTTGGTTAACCCGCTGCCAATACTTTAGCTAGTGTCTCATTAACGGTTGCCAGATTGGATAGTGTAATAGCCTTGCCAATCTCGATTAAAGTTATATCGGGATACTCTTCCTTGAGAAGAATAAATATCAGTTTCCTCAAAGTGATAGCTTGCCTTTTATCTAACTCTCGCCCTAATTTCAGGAGGCTACAACCGAATGTTTCCTCTATATCAGCCAGCACATTAAGATTAAGCGGTGATAGCCGATACTCCTTCTCCCCTAGTTTGATTCTTTTCCTCTCCGGTGTGCTTAAAATATTCGTCATATCACCCTCCTTAATGGTAAATATCTACCTATCACCCCAGTAACCGCCCCAGATTTTGATTCTGGTGCGTCTCATGTTATTTCTGGGGCATTTGTATCCCTTTTTCCCCAGCTAATTCTTCTAGCGACTTCTCTTTAATGGTTGTCCTTTGGGGTTCTGCCCCACCCAAGAAATCCCTTGGCTTATATGTTCTATGACTCTTGGTTGGAATGGTGTTATAGATGGCAGCCAGGAGAGTTGCCACAGCGTGGTCTTGTCGATACCACTCCTGTGATTCCTGGAATTGAAGTTCACTTAATATATCATTGAATTGTTTGGGGGTCAGTTCCCCAATCTCTTTAAGTGTCCAGTGTAGCTTGCGAGCCAAATAAACGATTGCTTCTATCATCCGCGCCTCATTTCCAGGTTCCCCATTACAAGTGTATTCAACGGAGCATTGGGAACTTTAACCTTCACATCCATTTGGCTAACTATTACCAGAGTGTCCCTTATGCGTTGATAGAAAATGGCGTAAAACTCGTCTCCTTCTAGCTTTTCCAAAATCCAGAACCTACTAGCCTTGGCCTTCCAACCCCTCTCCTTATATGTTTTCCACTCGGCTTGTCCCGCATAATCAAGTGTCACATCGAGTTGCCAATCCAGAAAACCAGCCACTTGCTTGCCATCTCTATTCAGTGTCCCCAATTGCCCAGTGAGCATTTATACCGCCGCTTCTTCTAATTCACCCGTACCGACAAAATCATAGGTGTAGCTTACAATGCCATCAACTGAAACATTGGGATGAATACCTGTAATAAAAGCATCTCCTATCCAGTTCTGTCCTGCGGTTATTGACTCCGCCAGTACCAGCTTGACGAGTGCGGAGAATGATAATGCCGTTGGCACCCCATCCTTGTACCCCTCAAAACTTCCCGACCAACCCGAGAGTCCTGGTAAGAAGCTTCTAGGTGAATTGGTGGCTTGCCCATCCCCAAAGTCTGTAGTATCCATTGTGTCCAGTGTATAATCTAGAGTCCACGACTTTATACCATCTACAATTGAGATGGCTTCTATGTCGTCAACCCAGATGTCGTGTGCCGCCAAGTCGGTAACTTGCTCTATGCCTACAGCCGCTACAGCCGTCAATCCCGAAGCATCGCCCAAGTCTAATGCTATTCTAGTCCAAGTATCTGCTGCTATAGCTGGAAGGAGAAGGGTTTTTTCTGGTGAAGTACACGCAGCGTCACCATCTAAAAGCAATGCCATAGTATCAGCCGCAAACCCAATGCTATCCTTCACCCATAAATAAATCACATCACGATCTGAAAGGTTTCCATCAAGAGGGGGGTCGTGCGCACACAATGCCGTAGCCCCCGTTCCTATAGGGATAACTACCTTTATGCTATAAGTGCCTACCTTAAAATTCCCTGCCGTTCCATCTACATCAGCCGAGGTTGATCCCCCATCGCTAGTCCAATTAACCTCGCAGTCTTCAACTACCTCAGCCCCGGTATAAACGCCACCGGCCCTTCCGCTTAATTTTGCCATATTATCCTCCTTATGCGGCTTCCGTTAATTCGCCTGTACCCTGGAAATCGTAAGTGTAGATTACAAGCCCATCAACACTAACAGAAGAATGGATACCATTAATAAATGCCAATCCCCTCCAGTAGGTGGTGTTATCAACCTCTTCCAAGTTTAGATTTATAGGGGTTGAGCTTACCCCGAGAGCTTGTGGAGCATCCCCCTTGATAACCTCAAAACTTCCTGACCATCCTGAGAGTCCTGGAAGAAAAGTTCTGGGATAGGGTGTTGTCCCACCGTCAGCGAAGTCCGTAGTATCCAGCATATCCACCGTGTAGTCTAGTGTCCATGATTTAACACCAACGACCGCCGTTCCAGCACCGGCACCGATTGATACATTTCCCCCTCGTCCTGCTATGTGTGCCATCTCTTAACCTCCTATTGTTATTGTCTGGCATAGACTATTAAATCAAATTCTGTTGATAGATAAGTAATACCCCCAAAGGTCATCACCCCATACCCTAAATTGCGGTCCAGTTCGCAGTCATCGGCACTGCCATTAAGTGTAGAGTCTCCATAGAGTGCTGCCTTGATTGAGTTAGTCCCTGTCGGTTCCATATAATCCATAAGTTTATTTAATGCTGATGGCGTGTCTTGTTTGCTTATCATCACGATAATACGCCACCTCGAGAAGTAAGCCCCTGAAAATGTCTGGTCATAGTTTGTTTCCCCGGGCATAATGATGGCACAAGGGAAAGAATTATAAGTATCCCTTAATTCATTGGGGGCATAGACACGCTTCAAGTCACTGATAGTCTGTAGTCTGGTTTTTATTCCACTACCAATAAGTTCAAGTCCCATTATTTCCACCTGGCTTCGATTGCATTAGCTATGTCACCCAGTAAATCCTTCATCTTGTCCGTCAGTTTACGGAGCCCAAAGGCAAACATACCTTCGCCCAGAACTTTGGTTCCGCCCTCCATGTGTCGCGCTTCCATATATACTGAGCCCCATTCTAGGATAGGACCATATTCTGCGCTCATTCCTACTTGACCAAATCCAGTTCCAATTTCTGAAGATACTGTAGCCCTTGCATAACCTTTATCAACAACCGTAGCCTGTTTAACTTCCCTGTCTAAAAGAAGGGTGGCCTTTTTAATACCATCATTCAGGGGCTCGGTAACATTCTTTTCTTGGAGCTTCTTCTTGAGTGCATCTAGTCCGATTATTGAAAGTGTTACGCCTATGCTCATATTCTGTACCTCTTGTACGGCTTGAATATCATAGCTATATCGGGGTCTAAACCTTTATACATGCTTATCGTTCCTAACTCGCTGGTCCCAATAACATCACCAAAGGCACTATCTTTTCTCTTGAACCACCTACAGACTTGAATTATGGATGCCCTATTGATCGGCTTGGCAACCGTAGCTCCATATCCCCAGGTGGCTACTATCTTCACGCCCTTTTTCACACCACTAGCAAAGCCACTGTAATTTGACGCGGGGCTTATTTTAACCATTGTTTTGGGTGTTCCATTGAGGGGATAAAGAATATAATCAGTGGATGCCATTGCCGTTACAGCGAATGTGCCATCGCCATCTTCATCAAGAAAGATGCCATCACTGACTCCTGCTATACTTACCAAATCATCTATCCACAAAAGGGAACCTGCCCCATCAAAATATCTAGTCGCGGCTGTACTATCGAACTGGCGGTCACAGAAATCATCTATAAAACCTTTGGCCTGCTCAATCATACCTTGAAGCATACCATCATATTTTTCATCGTCTATATCAAGTTCGGTTTTGACTTCATCTAATGTACAATAACTCATTTATCCACTCTCTATTATAGTAATTGCGAAATTCTCTGTGCTTTCAATGATACTAGCTGCTGTTAATTCCAATTCAGCCATGTAACGCCCCACGGCGGGATATGTTGCAGGAGTAAAATCCGCCAGTGCAACAGTATAATCACAGGTTCCAAGAGCTGTCAGATTGGCACAGGCTTTATTTAACAGTAGTGTTCCCGGTATTCCCGGTACCCACATCTTGATATTAACGGCTGTGTAAGCAGTCAAATCAACCACTCCCCCACTGGAATTTTGAACTGTAAAGTAGAGTTTGAAACCCACATCATCTTTTGGAATTGTAATATGCTTCATGGCTTTGTCCTTGTTTTCAGGCTCAGTGTCCTTGATGACAGGTCGGCTATAAGATTACGGTCATATAGATTTATACTTGCTGCCCTTGCGTAAAGGGCTAGGGTTAATTCAATTACTTTCCTCACAAGGAATGATTCGCTAAAAGCCCAAGTCCATGTTGGGGCACCATAAATCGTTAGGGTTGGTGAATAAACTGTGGCATCGTCATCAAAGGCAATTATCATGTCGTGGCAATCTCCATATTTCTTTGCAGGCAATCCGTCTCGGTGAACTTGAGTGCTACTATATCAGCATTCATTTCGGCCTGGATAAGAGAAATTTTGTACCACCCATTACTAACTTCGGCAACGGCATTGGCACAGTTGACAAATGCACCACCATCCTTTGAGATTTGGGCAACAACAGTCTTACCCGTGGCTGGAGTTTTGCCGTCGGTTGCAAGTACCATAGTAAACATCAGGTTATTAAAAGCCACATTCTTTGCAACGCCAGATGGCAGAGCATCGGTCTTGAGTTTGATGGCATCTATATCGGCAGGGATATTAGCTGGTGTTAATTCATCTAAAGCAGCAGCCCTAACCGCATTCAATCTAACTTCCAAGGCTCCAAGGTCATTCAGACCACCTGCATCTGGCAAATTGTCGGTTACCGCTTTAATGGCATCTATCAGTAGGTCAAGCCTGCCACCGTCTTCCAACCAGAATTCCAGGTTATCTAATATATTCTGATTATAGTCGACATCAAGCATTAAATTATCAACATCTGAAGGGAGGTTAGCTGCAGCCAGTTCATCAAGGTAGCCAGCTCTAACAGCCGATAACCTAGTTTCAAGGTCATCTACTAAAGCAATCAATGCGGTTAATGCACCACCATCTGGCAGACTATCAGTAACTGCTTTAATGGCATCTATCAATAGGTCTAACCTACCACCATTAACCCAATCAGTCTGTAATTCATTGGTATCAGCCAAGATTGTTGCTAAATCACTGAGAGCACCAGCATTTGGAAGCAAGTCGGTTACAGCCTTAATAGCATCAACCACAGTGTCAACGGTCGCTATTGGGGCATTTATATTATCACCCACTATCTTGCCCGCTGTACCTGCTCCGTATGCACCTGGGAGAGCAGTTATCCAAGGGTCACCAGCACCACCAGCAGCATCAAGTATCACATCAAGTCGCCCACCATCTGCCCAATCTATCTGCAACTCGTTTGTATCGGCAAGAATTGCAGCAACCTCCGCATCTACATAGCCAGCGATAGTTGCCAGTGTTCCAGGTAAAGTCGTCCCAGTATCTTCCACGATAAGAACAGTCTCAGCTTTTATCGCATCAATCTTAGTCTCATTGGCATCAACCTCAGCTATAATAGCTGCCTGAGCTGTATCAAGTTCAACCTTAGTGGGTCCAGCAGCCGTAATAGCATTGAGCGTTCCATCATCATCGGCTCCATCAGATGAACCCATAAACTTATTAGCAGGGAGTTTGCCTTGAATCTCATTGGTATCAGTTTCAATATCATCCACATTAACATCAATCTCATCTAATGTCTGGGCTGAAGTTTGTATATTGATGGTAAGGTCGCACCATTCAGCCCCCGCAGCATCAGAGCATATAACGGTAAGATTATCCCCATTAGTTTGTGCCTGGCTTAATGTAATCTTAACTCGTTTAGTGAAGTCTGCATCTATTGCAACAGCATCAACATTACCTGGAGCGGCATCATCTACGGCTACTTGTATATCCCCCGCAGCATAAGTGGGGTTAGCCTGAAATATCTTGGTATTGGCCTGAGAGACAAGACTTACATAGAATATATAGCCATTCGCATCATTCTTTTTACAAGGTACATAACTTGCCATATCATCCTCCCCCTACGGAAAACCTATCATTATAACTTGAGCACCGCCCACTACCACTCCTGCCCCTACCACTATATTCTGAGCACCACCCCCTACTGGGACTCCAGAAGCAGCTATTGATATTCCATTATCAACATTGGTAAAAATGTCATTATCATCATCATCAAACCAGACTGGTTGGAACTTACCGCCCCATGTAGCCTTTACAGCACCGCAACTAATCCACCTCATATCATCTTCTGCATCAGCCTGCATAGCTGTTTGTCCGAGCCAGTTGGCACCACCATTAACTGATTTCTGGTAGAAGGCTGCTACCAAAGACTCAGCAGTAGTCCCACCCACATAGGCAACATAAATATCATCATTGACCTGATTGATAAAGACAGAGCACAGGAAATACTCAGGTGTGACGGCAATCACTATTGCCTTTGGGGTGATACTTCCCGCCCCATTTATATCCCAAGTCCTTAAGGAAGCAAAGTCCCAGTCAAACATATCCCATGCAGCAAATATAAGATGTCCATCACTGAGGCGGATAGCTCCATCCATTTGGAGATATGAAGCGCTTTCAGCCATATTGAGAGAAATGGATTGCTCACCCCAACTATTCTCAGAGTTATCAAAGGTCTTTAGGGAGATTTCATCAGCATCCGCATCCCAGAAAACAGCCCATATATCTTGGTTATCAGCCTCGTTGCCTGGAAATAGCAAGCAGTAATCGCCAGCAGCCTCACCAGTATAAGGGCTTGCTTTACTTGTCCAAATATCGGCATCAGGTGAAGTGTAGAATGAATTATATAGACCTCCAATATTGTCTCTATACTTTAAGGCAACTGCAAGGTTGCCACCTCTGGTCTTGGTTATAGAAGCCATATTATACGAAAACCCAAAAGTGGATATGAATGTTCCACTTCCCTGACAAGCTTCAATTAAGTCATCTCCACCAACTGAGTCATCGTTTGTATCCAGATAAACATAATTGATTTCATTAAGGTCAAGGCTTATATATGCTATATGTATCTTTGTTCCAGCATCGCCAACTGTCTGCCAGTCTGCATAACAATCATAGTGGAGTATATTACCTACAGTAGCTCCAGCAATAGGAGCAGCAGCAGCCCAGTTAGCCCCGCCATCGGCGGTTTTACTATATACCAAATCCTGGTTGGCATCAAGGTAAATAACATAGCCAACCGTGGGGGAAGTCCAGAAAACTCCACCTCGTACAGCTTTTGACATTTGAAATGTGCTGGCAGCAGCTTCAATAGTTATATCAGCGATTGTAATCACCCCCTACGTTAGCCATTCCACGCCTCTATCTCAGTTCTTCTTTCAGGATAATCCAGCCAGTCGTGTATGTAAGAAGGATGTGCTAGTTTGGGCAACTCACCACTTAGCAAGAACACACTGACTTCCTTATTATCTGGTAAGTCCTTTTGAGCAGCTTTAAGGTGCAGTTCCCAGTGGGCTTTGTCTGTTCCTGTTAGTTCATTTAGCGTTACTACCATTTATTAGCTTCCTGATTTATTCGCTACTCCAACCCCTTGCATTGTAGGTTTTGCTATGTTATAATATTGTTATGAGTATAAAAATTGGAACATTAGCGTATGGACACTCTATCGGCTATAAAAGCAATATGAGGTCTATTTGGCTTGCCTGCCCTGATTGTGGCAAGCAACGGTGGGTTAATTATTATAGCCTCAGAAAACCAAACTATAATGGGCGGTGCAAAAGCTGTGATGCCAAAGCACTTCCCAACCCCAGTTTGTATCAGGGTAGATTTTTAACATCTGAAGGATATGTAATGATTCAGCTTCATCCAGATGATTTCTTTTACCCCATGGCAGAACAAAATGGTTACATTAAAGAACATAGGTTAATTATGGCAAAATACTTAAACCGATGCTTAATGTCCCTTGAAATAGTGCATCATAGAAATGGTATTAGGGACGATAATCGGATTGAAAATTTGCGTTTAACCCTTGCTGGTCAACATACGGGCTACCATAATGCCCTGAGACCCTATGTGGGCGAAGTAAATCCACAGAATTCACAATACAATACCCCATCTTCAGATTCTTTTAATGGATAATCGCATTCAGGGCAAAGAGTTCGTCTTTCAGGTTCCTGTTCCTTGACCTGCTTAATCATTTGTAGGATTTCACTTCCAAAAGTCATTTTTATCACCTTATAAAGAGATAGACTGTTCCCTCTGTGGAATTGCCCGCAGCGGTGATAGCGATTGTTAATTGGGAATGAGCCACAGCAGCCATTGCCGCTTCAGCAACGAATTCAGTATTGACAATACTCCGGTCAGCAAGAGCCCCCAAAGCAACATCTACCGCATCATTATCGTTTACTGCTATATCATAAAGGTTAGTGGGAGCAGCAACCGCATCTGGAACTGTTATAGCACCAAGCAACCGCCCAAAATAGAAGCTGGTTGTAGTCCCAGTAACCGCTCCAGTAGTATCATCTGATGTCCACTCAGCCTTTATCTTCTTGACCGTTCCATGTGTTATTTCGGTAAAAACCATTGCACTTCCAGCCATATTAAACCTCCATGTGATTCAGCGGGGGGTTTTTATACCCCCCGCCTAAAGGGGGTATTACCCTGCCGTTTCCGACAGGCTCACTCCAGTTACACAGCCCTTATGTAAGCACCATCATCAATTGGTATGTAGGTGAGCATCCACTTCCAATTGCCAGCTACGCTCGTTGTGGAAATCATACCTAGATTTCCTGGCATCAACAGAATACCTTTGCCGCCTGATTCCAGCATAACTCCAGATGAGGCATGGACTGTAGGTGACATAACAGCGGTTAGTAATCCTGAGACACTGAGAATGTCCCCCACTACCCATGTAGTGATAGTGGTAGCAGCAGTAAGAAGGGCACCAGTGCCAGCCGTAGGGGCATGGAACCAACTAACAGCACACGCACCCCCCACATTTGCAGTTACTATTTCGCCAACCAGTCCAGTAACCAATACCTTACCACCGTAAATAGTGTAATAGGGTGTGCCAGGCGAAACTACTGTCTGTGGCAAAACACTGGCAGCTCGTGCAACCTCCCGACCCAATAGTAATTTCCGTAATGCTTTATTGTCTACATATTCGCTCATTATTTACCTCCAAGTTTTTATTTACCGAGTCACAGGAGAGGTCTTACATTCCTCATCCTTGGTATTTGGTGGACTAACCACCATGCGATGTTTAACAGGATAGGTGAGGGCTTTAACAACCCTCACCTTCCTCTTGTCCTTTTGGTGTTTCTTGGACATTAGTTACCTCAGTCAAGCACTGTTTTCAGCAAGTCCTCTGCATACCGGTATTGAGTCAGGATTGCAGTGACCTGAATTAAATCGACTGCCCCGCCTGCTCCAATCGTTATCCTGACACGATGGTAACCAGCATTTGCGGCAACTGTAGCAACCCTATTCGCATAGACTTCAGCAGCATCCAGCTCGATAATGGTTGCAGCATTGGCTGTGGCGAGCATGGTTAGCCCTGTCGAGGTACACCAGGTGCGAGCACCCCAAACATCCGAAAGGGCAGCTCCACCCATTATTGCTCTACGATAGTAGAAGTCCATGTCTGGAGATAATGTTCCCGCATTGTCGCTGCAGGCTTCAACTGTCAGGGTTGGAGTGCCACCAGCCCAAGCGCCCTGCTGTATATATATAGCGAGGTGATTCCACTTCGCCATATTTATCACATCGCTTGAAAGACCAGCGGTGATGTCGAGGGGTAGAATCATTGGTACGACTTTTATTATTTGTGCTACTTGCATTTTGTTTAACCTCCTGTTATTTCAAAGGGGGGGGAATTTCACCCCCCCCCCGATATTACGGTCTGACTGCCAGGACTACGAACGGGCTAAGAGTGGCACCAGCTCCACCACGTCTTGGGGTTAAAGCAGACAGCCACCAGGGTTGCCCGTCATAGCGAAGGACAAACCTGAATGCCATCTCGTCATAGACGAAATAGACGTGCATTGAAGTCGCTACCTGAATTCCACCCGCCTTCTCACCGATAAGATACTGACTGAAGTCAGCAAGGCCAATGTCTCCCTGCGTGCTAAGAGCCTGCATTTTCTCGGATAGGATGAGGGGTCTGCCCATCAGGGTTTGGTAAGGTGAACCAGAAACGCCACCGGCAGGCATCCAAACAGGACCACCACCAGCACCCACAGCCATCGCCATAGAAGCCAGTTGTGGGAAGCACTCTATATTGGCAACCCAAACAGCCTTAGCGTGTCCGGCAGGATACAGGCGTGCCCACATCTTTATGATGTTCTGGTAAAGGATGGTACTTATTGCCTGCCCAGGCTCAATAGCCTGAACTACCAAAGACGGATTGCCGGCATTGAAAGCACCTAGAGCCATATTAGCACCGGTGCCATTCAGGAAGTCATCATCCTGCACAAAGGCAATAGCCTGACCGAATGTTGACCTCACTATCGGCTCGATGCTTATTGGTGAATCCTGGATAAGCTCATCGGTAACTTGTGCCAGCCCGGTTAGCTTGTGAAGTGTTAGCCCCACTTTGCCAAAGGTTGGCTTGGTGACAGTCTTAGCGTAAGCTTCCTCGGTTCGGTAAATGGTGATTCCACCAAAGTAATTAGTGGCATGGTTGCTATCAACCAGTGCTGGGATGGTTACTCGATTGGTAGCCATTGGGACTCTAACTGCTCGACTACCTACTATTGATGTCTCTAAGGCAGTCTGTAACAGGGTTGCCCTGAATTCTTCGGGAACTAGATAGCCACCTTGGGCAAGGTCTCCTTCCTGCATCACAGCTCTTACCGCGCTAGACCATTTGCGCAGTGAATCGCTGACACTACCATCGGGATGACCGGCGCTGATTAGGTCGCGGAAGTAATGTCCCATACCCTTAAATCCGCCCTTCGGGTCTTCCAGAAGTTTATCCTCTGGACTCTTGCCGACAGTGACCGCCTCATCGTCACCAGGAGTTAGTTTGCGGTCTGTTTTGGATAGCCCTTCAATGATTTTATCGGCAAATCCATCAAGTATTTCTTGTGTTAATTCCATGATTTGTTTTCCTCCAATAAAAAAATCCGCTTTAAGAGCGGATTTAGTATTTTTTGTGAGTTTGTTGCCTTAACTCACTTTACCCTGAGCCATATCAAGCCTTTTAATGACTGTATCCGTAAGAGCCTTCAAAACGTCTTCGGCGGATGGCTCTTTGGTTTTATCTTTGTCTGGCTCAACAATTATCGGGATTTCCTCGGGTTTCTCAGCAATGTGAGTCTTGGCAAGATATTCTTCAAGGTAATCAATGGCATCTCTTACCTTGATTTCCTGTTGCTCTGTAATAAGTATCCCGATTGTATCCCTTATATCATCAGGTATGTCGTCACCTGCTAAACGCATAATATCCCGCATCAATTCCCAGGCATATTCCATCGCCTCTTCATTTAGACCTACATCCTCAATAATGCCTCTGATATAATCAATCTCATCTTTAACTTCGGCCTGAGTAACAACCTTTTCCTCAATCTCTATCCCCTCGGGAATCCCATCAATTGCCTTATGGTCTTCTACCCATTTCTTGGCTTTCGCCATAGTCCAATTGAAAGGCGGTCTCTTGTCAAACATATAGGTCCTGACCTGCTTTTCCTTGCCACAATAAAGTGCCTTGATACCTTCTTTCTTGGAAATGTCTATTGTGGCAGTAACTTTACAATCCCTAACTGGAATCCTTATCCATTCATCAGTCTCTTCAGGTTTGTTGACAATATCGTCCTCAAATAATGTATCGAGCTCCTTTGTGGTAATCACCCCATCTTCAACAGCATTGCGGAGGGCATCGGGATTTGCGGGCACCGGCACAATAGAAATCTCCAGCAATTCTTGCTTGAGGAATGTTCGTTTGGGTGCCTTATCGCCATCCCCGTCTTCCCACTTCTTGGGAATGAAACCCACCGATTCTGTCCTGAGATAGCCGGTATCAACAAGTCTTTCTACAATATCGGCAAACGCATAGGTTCCTTCAGGGGGGAATTCAACGATATTCTTTAACTTGCCATCAGAAAGCCATACTCTTGGCGCTTTCCCGATAGGCAGGCTACGATAATCATGAGCATACATAATGACGGGGTTCTTCTTGAAATTCCTTAAATCCCATCCTTCAGCCTCAATTATCTCGCCATCCCTATCAAGGGTTGATGTGGAAGCCGTAAACTCATAATTGCGTTCTCCCAGCTTCTTTATTTCGCAGTCAAACACCTTTCTAATTGATTCAACCATATTAACCTCCTTATTCTACGACCGGTAGCATTACACATCGACAATTGGGATGCACGGGTATTTTGCCGTGTGCTTCCTCTACTGGATATACCCCAACCTCTGCCAGACACTCCTCGCAAGCATCGGGGGCGGGATAGAACTCTGCTTTGCTAACGCCCATCTCTTCGTATCCCTGTAAGGCACCTTCATTGGAAGCAGCTATAACTTCAGTCCTCGCTACCATCGGTGCCCGCCGCTTAAATGCGTCATCATAATAACCCCTGATTCTCTTTGTTAAATTAGGGATACTTTCGCCTTCCCTCAATCCTTCGGCTAGTTGTCGCCTGATTTCTAACTTAGTAGTCTCGTTTATGCTTGTAGCAAGGGATAAGGAGCGAGTTGCTATCCATTCAAGGGCAAGGGGGTTTAACTGCTTTAAGTCAGAAACAGCAACTTCTAGTGCGGAGTTATAAACATTCTCAATTAAAGGTCTAAAGGTATTATCAAACTTATCTCTAGTCTGCTCACTGTCAAATAAGGAGTCATCAATTTGCCCTGAGTCCCTTAATTGACTAATGGCATCTTTCTCCTGGTCATTAAATAATTCCTTTAGCCTGGTCTTAAAAAAACTCTCTTGACGCGCTGTTTTAACGGCATAGCCTTGCCAGTAAGTCTCCTTCTGATCTTCACTAAAAACCTTCGCTACCTTAAATGCCTTAATCGGTGTCGGAAATAGATTCATTGGCAGAAGCAACTGGTCGCCGGTGGGAATCGGGTCTAACCCAACCAGCTTTCTTCCCTCATTGATAGTCATATAGCCGGCCTTAACACCCGATTCGGCCAATCCCTTTTTCTGCTCTACCGTTTCAGGCACAACCTCATCAAAATCAATCTCCACGCCTTTAGCCTTCGGGAACATAGGTAAAAGTTGTTCGTTGAGTTTGTTTTTAATCCTGGTAAGCCTGGGCTTAATGAGCCACCGGGCAAAGGTGTAATCCCCCGCCTCAGCATTGGCTCGATTAACATTCTCCGATATGCCCATCACGGATAGGGGCATCCCAAAAGTAAACAAAAGGTTCTCCCTGGTCTGCTTTCTCAAATTAGGGAAATCCATATCCTTTTGCGATACCTGAATCTGCTTGTATTTAAGCCCACCTTCTAATATGGCTATCTTGTGTGCCTTTGATACACCCTGGTAGCGGCTTGCCCACTGCTCCCTTAATTCCTTATATTGCTCTTCGCTCAGGCTTCCCTCAGCCTCAAGGACAGCATCAGCTCTGGCCGAATTGTAAAAGAAATTCCTGTTCCATTTGCCGGCGTAGGATTCAGAGTCCAATTCCACGGCAGCAGGCTGGGCATATCCTATCCCGCCGTAAGGATTCACGGGGTCGGGCATGGGGAATCTTATAATCTCGCTCCTGTCAAAAGGCACCCATTCATTACCATTCAAGTAAACATAACCGGCAATAAAATCCTTTTCGGAGGGCACTATTTTCATTAAATGGGGTGGTAACACCCATAGTTCACCTGGCACACCCAAGCCATTCTTGGGCAAATACCAATATGCCTTCCCTGCCAGGTCCATGTGTAATTGTGTAAGCTCTACTATCTCCTGCCCTGTCTGAAATTCATTGGCATAATCAAGTAATTTTAATATGGGATGTTCAGAGACTTGACTCCGTTCGCTTCTCTCACTGCCTTTGTATAACCGCCACTTAACCTCGCTGACAGCAGTGGCAATCCGCAAGGCTATACCAAACAGGCTGTAAATCTCACCATAAGCCGATAAATAACCCCTGGCATCCCTTTCGGGAGGTGTGGTCCACGGACTAATTGAATAGCCAAACCGCCGGCCAATAACAGGAGCTTTTCTGAACCAATCTCTTAAAGCCATCTTACCCTCGCTTCAATCAATGGTGAGTCCATAAACGCTAAAGCCAGGGCATCCGCTTTATCAGGGGACTTGGTACCACGCTTTTTCATATCTTCCTTGCTCTCCATCTGCAACTGCCCCCTTGAATTGATTTTGTATTTAACACTAGATAGTTGAGCAATTAACTCCAGGTCGTCAGGTATGCTTATCTCACCATTCTCGAACTTGTTTGATAGGTTCTTATACATCTCAGCACGGAGGTTGGCGAATTTCTCTTTCTCTTCGCCTCGCGCCGATTCCGCAACATTCACACCTTGAACTTGCTTGTATTTGAGTTCTACCAACCGATCATAAACGCCAGAACCCAATCCGATAATATCCAAATTCACCAGCGAGGGCTTGAACCTGTCTATCAAGTTGACCACCTTGCCCGTAGTGTGCATCAAGTTCGTCTTAGCCCAATGGTCAATCCATTCAACCTTGTTGCCCCGCTTAACTATTGCCACAGAACTGTCATCACCATATCGGGCTATATCCTGACCGATAATGTTCGGCTCAGAATCTTCAACATCAACTTCTCGGTCTATGGCCGACTTAATATCTGCATATTTGAATAAATAATTGCCCGCTTCCAGAGCATCCCAGTCGCCCTCAAGTAACTGCTTGACTAATTCGTCAGGATAGAGTTTTCTTAAACTCTCCTCATAATCGGCGGGCAGAAACGGGTTGTCTTTCGGTAGTGAGGGGATAAATACATGGTCTTCCAGTTTTTGCTCGATAAACCGGTGCTTTACCCACCCGGGAGCGGGATTGGCCGTCATTATCCCCTTATATCTAACATTCGGAGCTTTTAAGCGTAACCTTGAGGCCAAAAGGAAGAAATGTCCCTCAGATGTCTCTTCTGCCTGGTCAATCGCGAACCAACCCAGCTCCATCGACTTTAACCGGTCTATCGCCTTCAGGTCATCGCCTAAACCACCATAAAATATAAGAGACCCGTTTATTAAGCGGTAATAATTCTCGGTCTGATGATGTTGTGCTATTATATCGCCGGGCAGGAGTCGTTCCAGCGTAAGCATCGTTGTCCGCATAAAACTAGACAGTTCATGCCTGCATAAATACCCAACATTACCAGAACACTCAAGGGATAGCTCTATACCCTCCCTGCAAAGCCAGAACGACTTTCCACCCCCTACCGCTCCCCCATATAAAACAAACCTTTCAGATGCGGTGTGTGCTTTTACCTGTTGCTCGAAAGGCTTGTATATCTTCCTTAAATCTACTGTCTTTACCATCTACCCTTTTTACTTAGTTTATTCATATATAGGCTTGCCATCTGCATCCAGGTCAGGCCGGTAAGAAGCCGTCTGTTTAGGTTGGACAGGTTTTGATGTCTGCGGTGGGAGAAGTTGCTTGTCCAACCTGATTTGAGCCCTTTCCTTCTTTTTCCTTGCCTTATCCTTAGCTTTGCTTAGCGGCATTATGCCCTTTCAACCCCTTTTGAATTACCCGAATCTGCACAAACCTCTAAATCAACTGTTCGCCTAGCATTTAGATAATGGTTTCTAATTATTTTAAGTCGCCCCAATACGATAAGTGGCGGTGAAGCCCCATCAATTAATTCCTTGAGGAAATCGATATCCCTATTTAATACCTGCTTAAAGGCTAAACTATGGCGGGCATCACTCTCATCATTAATTCGTTTCTGAACCCTCTCCGCTAAACCTGCTTCAAGTTGCCAAGTTGTCCGATTTACCATCATTCATCCCCCTTTTGTTTTGTTTGGTATTAGAGGCACCTTATACTGGCCCCTCTTCCCATCTTTTCTAAAATATTGACCCCTACCCTATTTGAACAACGCACTACATAGGTTATGTAGACCTGTAGATAGGATTTAGCTACAAAATGTGCTGACAGCTAGGGGCCTTTTTTGTTAGCGTCAGTGTGAGGCGAGGAGCTACGGCTAGGGATTTACACCTATCTTATATTCTGATATTTCCCTAGATTTCTCTATGACGAGTTTATCTACATCAACAAACTCCACTGTCTCCTTGCCCTCTTTCCTTGCCTTATCATAGAGTTCAAAAAGACAGTCCATCCATAGTGAGTCTTTCCACGGTTTCTCGCTCATACCTATTCCTCCACCATATTACTGTGGTCTAGGAACCCCGCTTATAATCTTAATCTCAGCGTCTACCTTATGCTCAAACTTATCGCGATACTCCGGGTTCTCTTTCTTCAACTTAAACATCAATAGAATAGCCGAGGCTTTATCGTGATCGTCCTTAATTCTGTGGTCTAAGACAGCCTCAAGCCCCTCTATATATTCCTGTTTGGCATTGACCATGGCCTTCTTGAATGACTTGTCCCGCTTCTCCTCTTCGTATAGTGTTTGACGACTAGAGCCACAGGCTTCTGCTGCTTTGGTCATAGTGCCGAATGTTGCATATGTCTTTATTGCTTTATTCTTTTGTGCTTCTGTTATCTTTGTACTCATTTAATTCCTGTTCAACCAAAGGTGTCTCCACCAGATTTCATCCGGATACCGCAAATATTCCCAATCTATTCCATATAAATAAAAAACACTGCGCTCAATAACCCACGCCGGATATAACTGCCTGCCTTCAGTGGTTTCTATCATGTATGCCGGTATTATTGTGATTCTCATCTTTGACATTCTTCTACCGTTTGCTATGGCTAGGGATTTGCACCCTAGATAACCGAGATTTACCGACCTATAGCAATCTTCAATATCCCCACGGTGCCCATCCGTTAAAGGGGCGCTATAGCTCTTATCGGACAGTTCTCTTGCCAGGTTACCAGTCTCAGTCTCTCTGATAGCGTCTACCTATTCCGCCACCATAGCTTAATTAGAGCCTACTCCTACAACACGCAATAGAGTTACGCCACCCTCTACTATTGTAGCCACCTCATACTACTAGCCTTTCGGCGTTCGCCCTTAACCTCTCTGTTATTGGTGCGATTTCACCAACTCGCTTCAAGCCTCGGCTCTTTATTAACTTTCTCCACTTATATCAGGAACATCATCAATAGAATAATATATAATCAGCCCTTTACTTTGGGCTATGTTTATCTCATCCCTTACACCACATACAGGTCCATCGGGTGGAGTTCCTACTAATAAGGCATCACAGAATCCCACCCACTCTGATACGAGTTGAAAGAATGTATCTTCCGAGATAGACCCGTTAGCCATCAGGTGAACATAATGGAATAGGTTCGGGATAAAGGGATTGTGTCCTTTCTTAATGAGCTGAAGACCTAACCTGATAGAGCTATCAACATTCCTCTGTAACGTTTCTACACTTGCTCCTCTTCTACGCCCGTAATTGTGAGCTGTGTAAATCCTCATGATTCTATTGAAAATTCGCCTTTATCTGGTTTGATTATCACTTTGGGGCATCCTATCCTGGAAGGTTTGTAGCCTTTTATCTCGGCATAAGAAGCGTTGAGCTGTTGTCCCTTCCTCGGCTGTGTATATGCTCGAAGCCAGGAGCCAGTGATAGTAGCCACCAATTTACTACTTTTAATCCTACCGTTCGAATATAAAAGCCGGTCCGGGGTATGCTGCGTCATAGCGTGGAGGTGTCCCATTAAATAAATATCGGCTTGAATCTCATTAACCAGCCTCATCAACCGCATCAACCTGGCACCTTCGGTTTGCGCGGCACCGGCACCGTGCCAGGCATGAATTAAGGAACGATGGCAAGCCGTTTCTGCTCGTTTGAAAGATAGTGCAATATAGCAGGCATACCCAGCATAGGGAACCTTCAAGTCATCACATAAGTTGCGGGTTATATCGTTCTCATAACGCAGGTGTATCGTCTCTTCGTGATTGCCTGTAAGGAGCCCTAAACACTTTGAGGATATGGGCGCCAATAACTCTTTAACCCACTTTCTTTGAGACTCTACTATGTTGTCAGGCTTGACCCAGGGAGCCAATCCCCCAATATCAAACCTGGGGTCATTCTTTAAGATACAGTCGGCATAATCGCCCATCCCCACCCAGAGAGCATCAGATTCATTCTTGATAATATCCACCTGTTTTCGGATTTCATTCTCTGCACAATGGATAGAACCGCAGTGAATGTCTCCGATGGGATAGATTGTAATTTGGCTCTTCCGGTTAATGGGAATTATTTTCTCGATGACTTCGATAATTCACCCCTTAAATACAAAAAGCCCGGCATTTCTACCGAGCTATCCTTCGTTCCAACCATACCCGTGCTTACATCTCTTACTTGACCACTGGGATTTATTGGCTGGAAAATAAAGAACCCGCCTGGTGGCGGGCATAGTTTATCCTTCTTAATAGTCAATATACCACGAGAATGAAATATTGTCAAGTTTTCACCAAAATGCGATATTTTTTATCGCTTTTACGACTCTTATACCACCTATCAGCTTTCCACTGGCCGTAAGATTGCCTTCGCCTCCTCCACCCACTGATGTAATTAAGAACATCATCCGCTCTTTCTGTAAGAATAACATCTGGGCCATTATTGATTAGTAGGTCTACTAAGTCCTTGCCATCCTTTTTGCATGTCTCAAGCCTCACATCGATTTCTATTGCCAGTTCTTGAGCTACCTTACTTGGTATCTTCACATGTTTGCTCTTGATAGCAGGGTCAATGGCTGTACTATGAGGATCGGGTGGCCAAGTGCAATCATCAAGAAGAGGTAGACAAGAACAGGCCCACCGCATTTGTGGCCGACAGTAGAAGATCATCCCTGGCGTGTAATAATCAGCCTTGAAACAGAGCAACGGCTTATCCCTCTTAATGCTCTCTTTATACCGCTTGCAGTCATCACAGTCAGTCTTTACCGTCTGCTTCTGGATGGTGCCCTCCTCATCTCGCGGTCTATCTCCTCCAGAGTTTCCAATTTACTATCCAGAGATACAGGCTTAAATGGGTCTGGAGGAATAGTCAGTTTTATCCCATGGACCTTGTAGTTATATTCCATCAGTTTCGCCTGGTCTTCAGGTGTTAGTATCCAAAATAGTGCCGTCATCTTCTTTGCCTATTAAGTCTCCTTAGTTTTGCTTGACTGCGGTGCTTGATACGGCGATAGCCCTTACTGTCCTTGAACACATCCTGAAATCCACTCGCTAAATTAAGAGTCTCGGCAGTAACAAGGAAAACCGACTTATTTAATATCCTCATAATCTTCTCACCTAAATAACAAAAGGCAGGTTCTCCCCCTTTCGGGTTCAAATCTGCCTCCTATTTCGTCTTATCCCCAGTCAGCTATTGCCTCTGGGGGACTGTGCTCAGTCAGCTATCGCCTCTGAGCTAGGTCAGCTCTTATTTAGTTGTTACTTCTCCTTTATCAATGGCTCTACTGCTAGAAAATGAATATTGTGTTCCTCGTGGTAATGTCTTTTAACCATTTTATCTAGCACATTATAATCACCAGTATCAAAGATATATCCACAGCGAGTACAAGTATAGTTTTCAATATCCCAATCATACTTACGTGTTTCACCCACCTCTATCACTACACCCAGTTCATTCTCAACCTTGAGGATTAAGTCCCTAAGTGTCCACCTTTCAGTGTGGGATAAACAATGCCCTACCATTCGGTCTATAACATCATCTATCCCTTCCCTTATCTCTTCTTGCCTAGTCATTATTCCTCCCTTTACTGATTATACGGTGAACATCATATTTAATGTCAACTATCCTGTGTTCAGCGACCTTAACAACAAGCTCGCCATGACCTACCTGCAAAAGGTGCTCTAGGTCCTTCAGCACCAGCTCTTTATCTAATTCTACTTCTTTACCCGGCACTTCATAAACTCCTGTAACTCACTTCATTGCCCCACTGAATTACTTGAAGTCCTTTGTTTTTAGCTTGCCAATAATGCGATGACCTGAACGAGTTTGTAATTCTGTTGTGGGACGAATTACTATACCCTCAGCAGGGAAATTACCCCATTGGGAATTGAAGCCATTCTTTATCTTTGTGATTGCTTCTATTAAAGTTCCTTGCCCGATAGTAGGCACAACTTTAATATCTAGTTTTGAGGCAATATCGGCAACATCATCACGCTTTAGCCACCACTCACCAATCTTTACATCAAATAGAATAAAATCTACACTAGCAGGATTATAATTACCCCCACCTTTCTGTATTCTTGCACCATA